CCTAAAAAATTCCCCGGAGGAAAATTCCCGAGGGACAAAGTGCTTTTACGTATTGGGAAACCGGGGAGGAACTCTATGAAAGCCGTTACACACAACGTATTAGTCGACTTGGAATTACGGGATGCCATATCTGTGGTTACCAAGGCTCTCAAGTCTCGACCACACATCGCGGCGTTCCAGGAATTCAATCCTGACAACGCGATGATCCTCAAGGGGCTGAAGGACTACGCCGTCTACACGGCATCGGCAAAGGGCTTGCCTGTTCTTCTGAAGAAGCCCTACGTCAAGAAAGTTCACAAGGTCGACAGTCTGATTCTTGCCAAGGATTTTCCAGGCGGTCGCCCAACTCCTGGCACAGAGGTCTTCTTCGAGAACCGATTCGGAACACACGTCGCCGTTCTGAACACGCATCCAATGGCTCACCATGACAAGCCAGCATACCGTGCTGCGTTCAAGGTAGCCATCACCCACATCGAAGCTTGGAGTCGTGAAGCCAAAACACTAGGCTACATTCCTATGGTCTTCATGGACGGGAATGGCGCAGACCATCTCCAGGGACTTGTCAGTTGCTGGGATGGGCAGCCCAAGTTGCCAACAGGACCTGGTGGAGAGACCATTGACGGTGTGTGGACTGTGAAGAAGTCTGCCGTCGTCACAACCTTCGAGACATTGTCGGATCACAACGGCGTTCTCGTCAAGTACGAAAGGTTCTAAGGGATCGATGCATAAGCCACAGTCAAAGCCACCCGATACATGGACCGATCATCCTCTGTTTGATAAGATCAAGAGTGTTGGCGGCGGTATCTACTATGCGATACTGGGAGATGGTATCGAAGTAGGTGGCTCTGCGGAAAACGTCTGGATCTGGCATTGGCATACTCCAAAAGACGGTGTGCATCGCTGGACGTTGGCGCAATGTGGCAGACACAAGGTCCTTCAAGTAGATCCCTTGACTCTGCATCCGTCCTTAGCTTGCGAGGGTGGTTGTTCAAATCACGGATGGATACAGAACGGGGTATGGAAGTCTGCTAACTAAGAGGAGGTGTCATGGCAGAGGCCGAACCCTCGGGAACACCAAAGAGGCGACGCAAGACTGCCAGCACTCCCGAGGAAAGAGCCAAGCAGCTTCAAAACATGGCATACGACCTTGCCGAGAAGCAGCTGGAACGAGGAACCGCATCGTCTCAGATCATATCTATGCTTCTGAGAGACGGTAGCAGTCGAGCAGAGTTGGAGAACGAGAAACTCCGAAACGAGAATCGTCTCCTGAATGCTCGCATTGATGGTCTGGAAGCAGCCAAGCGGATGGAGGCCTCAATCGAGGCAGCTCTTGAAGCTTTCCGGACTTACACGGGTGAGGGTAACGACGAACACGATGATTAGAACTTACTCCGAGCTCGCACAGATAGAAGACTTCGATGAGCGCTTTCGTTACCTGCGTCTTCGAGGTGTAGTGGGGGAAAGAACGTTTGGTTGGGAACGATTCGCCAACCAGAAGTTCTACAGCAGCTATGAATGGAAGAAAGCACGAAGAGACGTGATTGTTCGAGACCTTGGTTGTGATCTCGGGATTGAGGGGCGAGAGCTCCACTCAGGAATCATCGTGCACCATATGAATCCAATGGAAGCTGCGGACATCTCACAAGGAGATCCGAGAATCCTGGATGTGGACCAGCTAATTTGCTGTTCACTCAAGACACACAACGCTATTCACTACTCCGACGAAGGGCAGCTCCCCCGGCTCTTCGCTGAACGTAGTCCTGGCGATACCACATTGTGGTAGGGAGGATGACAATCATGAGGACACCAAGCCAAGCATTGCACGCCGCAATGCTTACCGTGAACAACGTTCCCGGCATGTGCCAATTCGTAACCCGAGGATGGCTCGATGCCCCGAGTGCTGGAGACTTCGATGGTGACGGTGCAGCTGACGCTGAAGATGGGTGGAAGAAGGAACCGGGCTCGGCCCGACGCTTCGACCGAAACCCTCCTGCGGGCTATCCCGTTACTTACTTGGGAGGTAGCAAGGACAACGGACACAGGGCTCTCAGTGCGGGGCGGATCAATGGAGTCACGCACATTCGCAGCACTGATGCTGGGGGGACTGGCCGGGTGGCTACTGTACCACTGGACTTTCCCGAGAAGAACTGGGGGCTGACCTACGCCGGATGGTCGACGACCATGGATGGTGTGCCGATCCCCAGGGACAAGAACACTCGTGGATGGCGAGTTGACCGTGCTCTGAATCGTTTGATTCGAGCGGAGAAGCACAGTGCAGACGGAACTCATCGAGACACGGTTCTCGATCGAGTCATCGCTTCACTGAAGTCTCTTCCGACTCATCTGAAGCGGAAGTAGTTCACAAAAGCTCAAAATCGAAAGTCAATCTTGAGGGAGGTGACACGATGAGCTACACAGTCGACAAGGAGAACCAGCTTCGAGAAGCGCGCAGGCGCAGCCGATTCGGTTCGATTGCTTCTCTGGCCCGACAGGGCGTCGGAAACGACATGGCAGAGGAGCAGAAGGCGGCTATGAAGACCAAGCCCGCCAAGAAGACTGCCAAGAAGACGTCTGCTGCCAAGAAGGATGCACCAAAGACGTCTGCGACGGCCAAGAAGGCCACCGCAAAGAAGACAACCAAGAAGTCCTGAAGGAGGTGTGACCATGCCCGAGGTAATGGACAGTATTCTGCTGAGCATTAAGAAGCTGAACAGTGTTCCGCAGGACTACACGGCATTCGATGATGACTTTGTCATGTGGATCAACGGCGCGCTCTCGGATCTCGTCCAACTGGGCATCGGTCCTACTGAGGGCTTCAGCGTCGAGGACGAGAATGATGAGTGGGACGACTATCTCCCCTCAAGTCATCTCCGAGACGGCGTGAAGACTTACATCGCACTCCACGTCCGTACATTCTTCGACCCTCTGCCGACCTCTTTCGGTCAGCAGATGATGAAGGATCAGCTGGAAGAGAAGGCATGGCGTCTCAAGGCCATGCAAGAGGATCTAGATCGAGAGGCGGTTGAGCAGTGACAACTTTGGAAATTGCGCAACGGCCTCAAGAGGTCTCTTTGATCTGGGTGGCTGGTGATGCGCTTCGTTTCACGTTGACGATCGTAGATCCTGACCCAGATTCACCAGATCCGGAGAATCCCGTGATGATTCCTCGAAATCTCACGGGATACGTAGCAGCATCACAGATTCGAAAGAACGCAAAGCCGGATTCTGTACTTCTGGCCGAATTCGAGTTCAACACTCTCGATGGGAGTGGTGTGATCGCTGCATATTTATCTCCAGACGAGTCTGAGAAGCTTCGTGGAACAAACAGCGCTAGCTGGGATCTCCAGTTGACCGACCCTGAGGGTGACCCCCTGACACTCATGGCCGGTCCGGCTAAGCCTTCTGGAGACGTGACGCGATGAGTGAGATGATCCTTGAGCTTCGTGATGGAGACACGATTCAGCTAGAGCTTCCGACTCCAATTCACATGACTGTTGATCAAGGACGTGGCCCTCAGGGTCCTTCTGGTTCTGATGGAGCTGATTCGACAGTCCCTGGTCCGAAGGGAGACAAGGGTGACAAAGGCGACACGGGAGATCCAGGCGCTGACTCCACAGTTCCGGGCCCCAAGGGCGACAAAGGCGATAAGGGAGATACAGGTGACGCCGGAGCTGATTCGACGGTGCCGGGACCTCCTGGAGAAGATGGCCCGAGCGCTTATGAGGTTGCAGTCAGCAATGGTTTCACTGGCACAGAGGCTGAATGGCTCGATAGCCTTGTCGGACCTGAGGGTCCGGAAGGGCCAGAGGGTGCAGCGTCTACAGTTCCCGGTCCCCCAGGCACCGATGGTGCTGACTCCACAGTTCCGGGCCCCAAGGGCGACAAGGGTGATAAGGGAGATACGGGAGATCCCGGCGCAGATTCGACCGTACCTGGACCACCAGGTTCCGACGGTGCGGATGGCGACAGCGCGTACGAAGTTGCCGTCAACAACGGTTTCTCGGGCACGGAAGCAGAGTGGCTAGAGAGTCTTGTAGGAGCCGATGGAGCTGACTCTACCGTTCCTGGACCTACGGGTTCGACCGGACCGGCAGGAGCAGACGGATCCAAGTGGTACACAGGATCTGGTGCTCCTTCAAATGGAACTGGAGCTAACGGAGATTTCTATCTTCGTTCGAACGGTGACTATTACGGTCCCAAGGCCTCTGGAGCTTGGGGATCTGTTGCGGGCAGTCTCTTAGGTCCTACTGGTGCCACCGGTGCTACAGGTCCTGCTGGGTCAGCAGGCGGTGGATCTGCGATTGACGCTTTCTTACTGATGGGAGCATGACATGACAACTACGTACAAGGTTCTGGGTCAGGTCGCTCCGTCGGCAAACACGGATACCGATCTGTATACGGTTCCGGGAAGCACTCAGACTGTCGTCTCGACCCTGGTGATCTGTAACCAGAACGCTACGAACATCACATATCGTGTGGCGGTTCGTCCTGCTGGCGCAGCCATCGCAACCAAGCATTACATCGAGTACGATGTAATGTTGCCTCCTAACTCTAGTGATTCACTTACGTTAGGGTTGTCTTTAGCGGCAACTGATGTTGTGACGGTGCGTTCAAACACGACCAACGTGTCCTTCAATCTGTCTGGAGCGGAGCTGACATGAGTGTACGTCGGCAGGGAGTTCAGAGAGATCGGGCTCCTCGTACCGGCGGAGGCTACAAGGCGCGAATGCTGGGGTTTGCTCCTCTAGGGTACTGGCGTCTTGATGAAACGTCTGGAACGACGGCGTTTGACTCATCTGGAAATGGTCGAAACGGAACCATCACTGGGTCCAACTTTCTTCTGAATCAACCAGGTGCAATCAACAACACAGATCCGGGCGCCAAATCAGTGAAGCTAACTGGTTCAGCAACGCATATTCTCATCCCTACGGGATCGTGGATGAATGTGACGAACCATGCATCTTGGGTTTGGTGGATGAAGTCCGGTTTCAACGCGAATAACGCGGGCATATTCTCTCGCTATCAGAATGGCGGAGGAGGTGTTGCTTCGTGGTTGCATTGGTTCAATACGGCGAGCGGTATTGATTTTCGAATCATGATTGGTGGAACGGCAAAGTCTGTTTCCATCAACTGGCCTCAGCTAGGTGTATGGACCATGTTGTCTGCTACCTTCGATGGCACAACGCTTCGTGGCTATGTCAACGACAACGAGGTCGGTAGTCTCGCGGCTTCGGGCAACATCGACACAGGAACCGGCGACATGAGTCTTGGTTCTTATCAGGCCGGAACATGGAGCATCCAGAACCACTTCCTCGATGAGGTGGCTTTCTTGGGTTCAACACTCAAGGGCACGGACATCGTCGATCTCTACAATGCTGGAGTCGGCATTCGCTAGGAAAGGAGGCTCCATGAAGAAGACTGTAGACGAAGTGCTTGAACATCACGGCGTAAAGGGTCAAAAGTGGGGCGTCCGGAAAGCCGCAACGTCTGGTAGTTCTTCTGGAACTGCCTCGGCAAAGGCTAGCTCTTCAGAAAGTCCTCGAGCAGCTGCTGGAGCGGCTAAGGCAAAGCAGGTTCTGGTAGATCATGCCTATGCGAAGAGATCGGCTCAAATCGCAGGTCTCTCAGTATTAGGGATCGCTGCCGCTGGTCTTGCACCGGGTCTACTTCCAGCAGCAGTAGTAGCCGCGGCCGGAGGAACTACGGTTCTTTCGGCAAAGGTTGCTTTGGCAGCAACTGTCGCCACTCGAGCAGCATATGTTCAGAACTACATTAGCTATGCAAAGCGAGCCAAGGCTCGTGTAGTTTCGGTAGCTCACGCAGACGGTCCAAGCGATCCAACCGTCGAGCAGGTATACAACGCTCTCACACCCAAGCAGAAGCTTTCTGCGCATCTTCTGATCGAGGATGCAACTCAGGGTGTTGAGTTTGCAGACGATCCTGACGTACAAGATGGTTGGGCCTCTATGACTCCTACTGAAAGATCGGTGGTGCTTTTCTTGGCAAGCGGAACGGGCCTGCCGGGATCGGCAGCGCATAGTGATGCTGTAGATGAGGTTCTCGCTCACCACGGCATCAAGGGTCAGAAGTGGGGCGTCCGTCGTCCTGTCGGTTCATCGGGACTAGTCTCTCGAGTGGTCGGAAAGAAGGCATCTTCGGAGCCGGTTTCGACGGGCTTGAAGCCTCGCACGGGTTCTGCCGATCAGATCGCCCAGGATCGGATTCAGAAGAAGATCGACACGAACGGGATTCATTCTCTGTCGAACACAGAGCTTCAGTCCTACACGCGTCGACTTCAGCTGGAGAAGGACGTCAACAAGGCTCTTTCTGAGCAATCGGTGGCTACCAAGGCCAAGACCGATGGTTTCATCAAGAGGTTCATCAAGAGTCAGGGCAGTCGACAAATTGACCGTGTTGTGAACAAGGCGCTTGACGTTGCTATGGAGCAAGCGGTTCTAGCTACAGGACTTAAGCTGCACAAGAGCTCCAAGCATTTCGATCCTAAAGAGAAGCTGCCGTCAAACCTTGATGCCGGTAAGGCTCTTGTAGAGGTTTCCAAGCGCATGGCCCCCAAGAAGGGCAAGTAGTAGAAGGGAGGGTTGGCGATGAGTTTGAGTAATCGGGCAGTGCCCGTGTACTACGAGGAGTTCCGCGATTTGGTTCTCCAAAAGGAAATTCCGGTTTGCCGGGAGATCCTCATGGAGATGGATCGCATTGAAGCGCTCATCGCCAGCCCGCGCGTCTACTACGACGGGTCCAAGGTAGAAGGCTTTGTCAGGTTCTGCGAAGATGAGCTTACGCTTACTGACGGAGAGCCTTTAGTTCTGCTCGACACCTTCAAGGTGTGGTCGGAACAAGTGTTCGGATGGTGGTTCTTCGAAGAGTTTGACGACTACGTCAAGAATGAAGACGGTCGCGGAGGTCACTGGGAGCGTAAGACAGTCAAGAAGCGTCTTACCAACATCCAGTATCTGATCGTGGCTCGTGGTGCGGCTAAATCGCTCTATGAGTCGTGCATTCAGAACTATGGTCTGAACTGCGATCGACATACTACCCATCAGATCACTACCGCTCCAACGATGAAACAAGCCGAAGAGATCATCGGTCCTATTCGCACTTCCATCACCCGTGCGCGAGGGCCGTACTTCAAGTTTCTGACGGAGGGTTCACTTCAAAACACTACGGGGTCACGAGCTCTCAGACAGAAGTTGGTTCCCACTAAGAAGGGAGTCGAGAACTTTCTGACCGGCTCCTTGCTTGAAGTACGACCCATGTCGATTGACAAGCTTCAAGGACTTCGGTCCAAGTACAACACGGTGGATGAGTGGCTGTCAGGCGATATTCGTGAGGATGTTGTTGAGGCTATTCGACAGGGAGCGGAAAAGGTCGATGATTGGCTCATTGTAGCAGTCAGTTCAGAAGGAACAGTTCGAAACGGTGCTGGTGACAACATCAAGCTGACTCTTCAGGAGATTCTCAAGGGTGACTATATTGCTCCTGAGATTTCTATCTGGCATTACAAGTTGGATGAGCTTGAAGAGATCAAGAATCCGGACATGTGGGTCAAGGCACAGCCGAATCTTGCTAAGACCGTGTCATATTCTACCTACCACAAGGCGGTAGAGCGTGCAGAAAAGTCGCCCTCACAACGTAATGACATCCTGGCAAAGCGCTTTGGCATTCCGATGGCAGGATTCACATACTTCTTCACATACGAAGAAACTCTGCCCCATCGTAAGCGTAAGTTCTGGGGACTCCCTTGTTCTTTGGGTGCCGACCTGTCGCAGGGTGATGACTTCTGCGCATTCACCTTTTTGTTTCCCCTCCCAAACGGAAAATTTGGAGTAAAGGTTCGTAGCTACATCACAGAACGAACCATGGGTCGACTTCCTGGATCTACTCGGTCCAAGTATGACGAGTTCATTGATGAAGGCAGCCTTCATGTCATGCCTGGAACTATCTTGGATGTCGATGGTCAGATCTTCGATGATCTCGATGCACACATTCAGACCTGTGACTACGATGTACGTACCTTTGGCTATGACCTTTACGGTGCTCATGCTTTCGTTGAAAAGTGGAAGCAGATGAATGGTCCTTACGGTATGGAACGAGTCATTCAGGGGGCAAGAACCGAGTCGGTCCCACTCGGCGAACTCAAGAACCTGTCCGAAGAACGTCTCCTTCTCTTCGATGAGCTTCTCATGCAGTACTGCATGGGTAATGCGGTTGTCGAGGAGGACACGAACTACAACAGAAAGCTCATGAAGAAACGCTACGAAGAAAAGATCGACAACGTATCGGCGGCTCTAGATGCTTTCGTTGCTTGGAAACTCAACAAGGAGATGTTCGAATGACACAGGAAGGGAGGTGACTAATGGCAGAACCACGGCGTACACGAATCGGTAAGTCACTTCGTCACGCTTGGAATGCTTTCGTCTCTGACAGAGAAACTCAGTCGTTTGCGAAGCAAAACCAGTACTCGCGTTTCTATGGGCAGTCTTCAGGACGTAGTTCCGGATCGGTCAGTCTTCGTTATGCCAACGACAAGACGCTCTTGACTGCGATCTACGTTCGTATGGCTCTTGACGCGGCCAGCGTTGACTTTCGTCACGTAAGGCTTGACGACGATGATCAGTACAAGGAAGATATTCCCAGCAATCTGAACAATTGCTTGACTGTCGAAGCGAACATTGATCAGGCGCCTCTGGCTTTCTTCCTCGATGTCTACATGTCCATGTTTGACAATGGATGTATCGCGATTCTTCCTACGGACACTACTATCAATCCCGACATTAGTGGGGGTTGGGACGTTCTCAAGATGCGTGTTGCGGAAATTCTGCAATGGTATCCACAGCATGTAAAGCTTTCTGCCTATGACGAGACCGATGGTCAACGGAAGGAACTTACAGTTCCTAAGAATTCCGTAGCTATCATCTACAACCCATTCCACGAGGTCATGAATGACGGGGCCAGTGTTCTTCAGCGACTTGTTCGCAAGCTGGCGATTCTCGACACTCTTGACGAGAAGTCTGTGAACGGAAAGTTGGATCTTCTGATTCAGCTGCCTTACACGGTTCGTGGACAGACCAAGCAGAATCAGGCAGAAGAGCGTCGTTCCTTCCTCGAAAGTCAGTTGAAGGACAGTCCGTTGGGCATCGGATACATCGATGCCAACGACAAGGTCATTCAGCTCAACAGGCCTGTGGACAACAGTCTCATGAGTCAAGTCGAATACCTCGTGAACCTGTTGTACAGTCAGCTCGGACTCAAGCCCGAGATCATGGATGGTTCTGCTGACGAGAAGACGATGCTTCAGTACATGAACCGAACCGTTGGTCCTCTTGTAAAGGCAGTCAAAGAAGGAATGATTCGTTCTTTCTTGACGAAGACTGCTCGAACTCAAGGACAATCGATCCTGACGTACTGGGATCAGTGGCAGTTCATTCCGTTGTCAGAGATGGCTAATCTCATCAACGCACTTCTTCGAAACGAAGTCATCACGGCAAATGAGATTCGTCCGAAGATCGGTTTCAAGCCACATCCTGATCCGAATGCAAATAAGCTTTCCAACAGTAACATGCCTGGAGGAAACAATGCTGCGTTGGACCAGAATGGCGATCCGATTGTTGATCCTGCGGTTGATGGGACAGGAGTTGCTCCTGATGCCACTCAGCCGCTATTCGATGAGATGAATTCCATTCTCGACAAGGCTTTCAAGGATCTGGGGGTGGATGAGAATGCCCCGTAGCGTAGACGACGTGATTCAACACGCGGCCTACGATCCTGTTGCTCGCCGAGAGCGCTATCTCAAGACACGTCAGCTCAAGGGTCGAAATGGGTCGGTACAGCCGATCCCGGCACCAAAGGCTGGTGTGGGGTCAAGGGTGGTCGAAGGAGGCAATGCCGCTTCGAATGTGCACGCCAACAGAACACAAGCTATTCAAGCCGCTTCAGCAGCAAGGCAGGTTTCCCAGATTGAAGGACGTCTGGGTACGCTGAAGAAGCACTTGAATGAACTACTCGCTAAGCAGAAGGCCGAGGCCGGATCGAGTAGTGATTCAAAAAGCAGCGACTCCACGTCTTCGAAGTCTGGAGGAGGCACCAAGGGCGACAGTAAGCCAAAGACTGCCGCTCAGAAGGCCGCTGCGAAGGATGCGTTGGCTAAGGCACAGAAGGAACGTGCCAAAGAACAAAAGGCAACGCCCGACAAGAAGGACGAAACGAAGACAGCACCATCGTTGCAAGAGCAGATCGACAAGACCAGAGCTGTTATCAGCGATGTCGAGTCGAAACTGAAAGCTGCAAAGGATCTAGCTCGAAACCAAACGGCATCGAACGGCCGTTGAGATGAAACGGAAGGAGAACCGTCAAAATGGGAAGTAATACTACCCAGATCGATCGCGAGCCTGACTTCAGTGGCTACGTGACCAAGGCGGGGATCGTGTGCACCGACGGCCGGATGATTGACGCCAAGGCCTTCGAGCACCAGGACGGCGAAGTCGTCCCGTTCGTCTGGCAGCACGGTCACAAGGACGTCGAAAACGTCCTCGGACACGTGCTTCTGGAGAAGCGACCCGACGGAATGTACGGCTACGTCTACTGCAACAAGACCGCCAAGGGCAAGCACGCCAAGGAGACCGTCGACCACGGCGATCTCAACTCGATGTCCATCTGGGCGAACGATCTGAAGGAGAAGATCTCCGCAGGTGTTCGTCACGTTCTCGGTGGCGGCATCAAGGAAGTGTCTCTCGCTCTTGCGGGCGCGAACTCAGGTGCGAAGATCGACAACATCAAGATCGCTCATAGCGACGATCCTGATGACCCGGATGACCCTCAGGGCATCCAGACCCTGCCCGACGAGGCCTTCATTCGCATGGGGCAGCCTCTCGAGCACGCAGTCCCCTCGGAGGAGCCCGTCGCTGACGAGCCGACCGATGAGGCCGAGGAGTCCAGTGAAGAGGGTTCCGAGGATGCAGCAGAGACAGAAGATGCAGCAGAGGCAGAAGAGACAGAAGAGACGTCTACCGAAGAGTCCGTAGAGGACGAGGCAGGCGACGAGGATCTCGAGCACGCTAGCGTGGCCGAGGCCTGGGAAAGCATGACCCCGGACCAGCAGGCAGCTGTTCGGGTGATGATCGGAGTGGCCCTCGAGGGCACTGACTCCGCGACACACTCCGACGAGCAAGACCCCGAGGGCGACCTCATTCACACCCAGGAAGGAAACGAGGAAGAAATGACCACTCGAAACGTCTTCGAGACCCAGAACCCCGGCAAGAGCGTCTCGCTTCAGCACAGCGGTCTGGATCTCACCAAGCGTTGGGATCGGCAGACCGCATCCCAGCTCCTCCACAGCGCCATGGGGGACGTCTCTCGTCCCGGAAGCGGTGTGCGGAGCCTTCGTGAGCACATCCTCAGCGCGGCCGCTGACCACCTCGGTCACGACGTCGAGTACGGCATCGAGAACATCGACTACCTGTTCCCGGACGCCCGTCCGGTCCAGGACTCGCCGGAGTTCATCATGCGCCGCGTCGAGTGGGTCGACGGGGTTCTCACCGGGGTTCGGCACTCGCCGTTCAGCCGCGTGAAGACCTACTTCGCCGACATCACGGCCGACGAGGCACGAGCCAAGGGTTACCAGAAGGGCAACCTGAAGAAGGACGAGTGGTTCACGCTCTCGAAGCGCGTCACTTCTCCGGCCACCATCTACAAGAAGCAGAAGCTGGATCGAGACGACATCCTGGACATCACGGACATGGATGTCGTGGCGTGGATGAAGGTCGAGATGCGGATGATGCTCGACGAGGAGATCGCGCGCGCGATCCTCATCGGCGACGGCCGCGAGATCGACGACGAGGACAAGATCAAGGAGCCGCCGACCGCCGGTGACGGCGCTGGCATCCGTCCGATCGCCTTCGACGACGACGTCTACACCCACAAGGTGCTCTGCCCGGCCAACGCGACCGTGAGCGACAAGGTGGAGTACATCCTCCGTGCTCGGAAGTACTACAAGGGCTCGGGTTCGCCCACCCTGTACACGACCGACGACGCTCTGACCGACTTCCTCCTCGAGCAGGACCGGATGGGCCGTAGGCTCTACCCGACCGAGGCGGACGTGGCCACTGCGCTTCGCGTGAAGAACATCGTGACCGTCGAGGTCATGGAGGGCGTCCAGACGGACGACGGCGAGCTCTTCGGGCTCATTGTCAACCTGATCGACTACACGGTCGGTGCCGACAAGGGCGCCCAGATCGGCCTGTTCGACGACTTCGACATCGACTACAACCAGTACAAGTACCTGATGGAGACCCGGATCTCGGGTTCTCTGACCAAGTACAAGGCTGCGCTGGCTCTGCTGCGTGCGAATGGCACCGAGGTAACTCCGGACATCCCGACCTTCAACACCGGCACCGGTGTTCTGACGGTCCCGACGGTCACCGGTGTCGAGTACCGCAACGACGAGACCAATGCGGTTCTGAGTGCTGGTGCTCAGACGGCGATCGCTTCTGGCGCTTCGGTGTACGTGCGGGCATACCCGACCTCGGGTCACTACTTCCCGCACAACTTCGACGCGACCTGGAACTTCACCCGCGACTGACCTTCATAGCTAATGGCAAGGTTCGCGGGCAACGTCGGATTCGGCGTCTCGACAGAGGTTCGCCCTGGCGTGTTCGAAGACATCATTACCGTGAGGCAATACTACGGAGATGTACGTCGATCGGCACGTCAGGCGAACACTGTGGACAAAGTCAACGACGATATTGTCGTTGAGAACACCATCGAGATCGTCGCAGATTCATATGCCAGCGACAACATATTTGCCATTCGCTATGTGGAGTGGGCGGGCGCCAAGTGGAAAGTTCCCAATGTGGAACAACAAGGCGTCCGCCTGCTCCTCAGGTTAGGGGGTGTATACCATGGATGAGCTTCAGATATTCCTCGCGGAATTGTTTGGAGACTCAATCAAGAAGGTGTACATCCAACCTCCTGCGGGAATGGAGATGGAATTTCCTTGTATCACGATCAGTCGTGCTCAAGGAAACACCGCGTTCGCTGACAACTTAGTTCACCGCCATCAGAAGCGGTACTCGCTGACTGCTATCGCAAAGGACCCTGATCCAGGCCTTTACGAAGTGTTGGCTGATCTGCCCAGGTGTGTTCATGACAGATCGTTCCCGGCAGACAACCTCAACCACGATGTTTTCACGATCTTCTTCTAGGAGGAAGAATGACAGCGATTCAATGGGATGCTGCCGGAACTCGCAAGTACGAGACCGGCTGTGACCACGGCATCCTGTTTCCGAAGGATGGCGACGGGGTGGGCTGGAACGGCCTGACCAACGTCACGGAAACGCCTGCGGGTGCCGACAACACCAAGACGTACGCAGACAACATCGTGTACGGCGCGATTCGCGCTGCCGAGACCTTCGGTGGCACGGTCGAGGCGTACATGTGCCCCGACGAGTTCCTGGAATGCGATGGCATGAAGCTCGTCAACGGCGTTGCCGTTGGTCAGCAGCCTCGCAAGCCGTTCGATCTGTACTACCGTACGATCGTCGGCAACGATCAGGATCCGGAAGCGGGTTTCAAGCATCACTTCGGCTACGGCCTGACCACGTCTCCCTCGGAGAAGTCCTTCGCTACGGTGAACGACAGCCCCGAGATGACGGCCCTCAGCTGGGAGTTCGAGTCCAACCCGGTGTCTTTCGTCGAAGACGAGTACTCGGACCTCAAGCCGACCTCGCTTCTCACGATCGACAGCACCAGCCCACTGGTCGACCAGGCACTTCTGGCCGATCTGCTGGACATCGTCCAGGGCACCGACGTGGACGATCCGCGTATGCCCACCCCCGACGAGGTTCTTGCGGCCATGGGCGGCACCGGTCTGACCGATGTCGACTTGGTCGAGGAGACCAACCAGCCGACATACGACGGGTCGACCCACGTGGTCACTCTGCCGACGGTCACTGGTGTTCAGTGGAAGATCAACGGTGTCAACAAGGCACCTGGTGCTCAGCCTGCTCTGACCGCTGGTCAGACGGCTACCGTCACGGCGGTTGCTACGTCCGGCAACAACATTGTCGGCGACGACACCTGGACGTTCAAGTACTGACAGCTAGAAGGGAGGCCAGAGAATGCTCAAACTCAAGGTAATTCTGTCGGAAAAGTTCAACGAAGAGACAAATCGAATCGTCGTTGAGACTATCGACATTGAGCTAGAGCATTCTCTGGCTTCTCTGTCAAAATGGGAAGAGAAATGGAAAATTCCCCTTTTGTCAACGCAAGACAAGACAGAAGAAATGAACATTGACTACCTCATGTGTATGTGTTTGACTCCTGATGTGACTCCGGAGATTCTCTACAAACTAACTGAGGAGCAACAAACTCAAATTTCGGACTATCTCGAGACGAAACACACAGCTACATGGTTCAGTAATCAGCCCCAAGCTCGAAGTGGAGAAACAATTACAGCCGAACTTATCTACTTCTGGATGAGCAGTTTCAACATCAATTGGGAATCGCAATACTGGAATCTCAGCAGACTTTTAACACTGATTCAGGTCTTCAGTGTTAAGCAAGATAACAAGCCGACGCCTCAGAGTCGTCGCAATCGTCAGATGGACATCGCACGTATCAATGCTCAGCGGCGCGCTGAGTTGGGTTCCAAGGGCTGAGAGGAGGCATCATGTTGGTTTGGGACGAAGTAGGGACTCGTTACTACGAAACCGGTGTCTCTAAGGCCATCTTCTTTCCGATCGATGGTTCGACAGGCGTTCCGTGGAATGGATTGGTTTCAGTATCTATAGATCCTTCAGGCGGGGAATCCGAACACTACTTCTTCGACGGTATCAAGTACATGGATCGTGTACTTGCCGAGGACTTTCAAGGGACGGTTCAGGCACTTTCTACTCCTCGTGAATTTGAAGCTTGCGAGGGAGTTAAGAGCATCCAAAACGGTTTGAAAACACACTTCAACAAGCGGGACAAGTTCCACATGGCTTGGCGTACTGAAATTGGTAGTGACTCTGGTCAGTCGGTTGGCTATAAGATTCACATCGCTTACAATTGTCTTGTTCAGCCTTCTGCACGTAGTTATCAAACGATTTCAGACAACACCACACCAGATCTTCGATCGTTCGTTATTACAACAACGCCTGCTTGTGGAAGAGATTCATATTTCACATATGACTCTCGAGAAGGAGATCTTTCCGCTCTCGAAGCTCGTCTTTATGCGGGAGATCTCCCCAAGTGTTGGGAACTTTCGGGACTGGGACTTCCTCCAGGAGGAGGCGGTGGTGGAGGATCAACAGATCCTGATCTTGGTTGCGCAAAGCTTATTGAAGATTTTGAGAGCTTCATTCCGGGACAGGTTGTTGTCGATGACGTAGTGGTTGACGCAATTCTCGACACTCAAATCACAGACAACGGTCTGATCAACAACGGTTTGGACATCACAGTGCTTCCAGCGGTGGGAGCATATGCCGCCAATGATTCGGCTGCATCAGAGGTCGGCACCGGCGATATTCTCGCTGATGGCGACGACGCGACCTACATCACTTCGGCTGATGGCGACCTGGGTTACACCGTCGCGCTCCCACCGCTGGTAGGTTATGTTGAAGGTTGCACTCTAGAACTCCATATTCGCATGTCCATCACTGGCGGTGTGAATCCGGATGATCCAGACAACCTAGACGCAGATGCGCAAGTTCATATTTCCACTGATGCCACAGGAGACATCAACATTGGTGGTTTCTCTGATGGAGAAGATGAAGGAATGGGCTTCGCATTGTCTGATGTCGACGGTAATCCCGTTGATTACGTTGTGCCGTTAGCTATGAATGCATGGGTCGACACGACGATCGCGGACGTTATCGAAGCTCTTGAGGCTGGGGCATATTTGAATGTTGTTGGTGTTACTAACAACAACACAAACACAACTCCGGAAGTTCGGGTATACGAAGCATCTGTCGTAATGCTGAACGGCACGGATCAGGGTCTGTACTTGAGACCAGTCGATCAAGAAACTCAAGGCAGTACTGAATTGTTGATCAACGACGCAAGTTCACCTATGCGAGCAGCACATACGTCGTATGTCGATTTCGAATTGAAGGAAATCACATACGATCCTGCTTCTGGTGGCGATGTAGTAGACATCATGTCGTATGAGGATTCTGAAGACGGTGGACCGGCTCTTATTCGACTCGAATTGGATGTCGATGGAAATCCGATCCTGTCTGTTTATGAACCTCCGACTGTTTCTCCTACAAATAGCTACATTCTGGAAACCAATGTTTGGTATCGTGCTCAACTCGATGTTGGGTGGGAAAGTACCACATTCAAATTGGTTGCAAGGAACAATGCGTCGTTGTCGTTGATGACTCAAGTCATCGATTCGAGTGGCAAGGATCCCTTGTGTCAAGTGACCTTCCACGCTGGATTCTATGGGGTGAGCTTTGGCTAATACATTTGAGGTTGTCATTGACAACGCGAAGATCCAGGTGCATTGCCACGATGAAGAACCTCCTGCTACGACTTTGTTTATCGATGTTCCTCTCACAAGGGGTCGTGTTCAAAGAACGGAAGAGGATGGTTCTTCTACCGACGAATTTCATGACTATCCGGCTTCTTGGCCTGAGACAATGGAATACAATCGGTGGAGCGATCCGACGTATACACATCTTGGTGGAACCGTTATTAATCCTGTCGATTGGGACGGAATAACGATCGGCGGTTCAGACGGTTTCGTTCCTGATACGCCGGATGGATACGCCTTGACTGAAATTCGATTCATTCTGAAGGCTCATATGACTGGCGGGGCTCCAGATGTCATCACAGAAGACACTTCGAGTTGGGGTTATCTACCGGCTCCTACGAAATCTCCGTATTTCGCAGACGTGCATAGTGGGACGAGCAGAGTCTTTGATGATTTCCCGACGTCTGAACCGGCGGATTGGATTGAATGTGGAGAACCTTTCAGTCTTGATAACGATCATTTCGCTTCTCAATGGCGAATAACTAAATGGTTTGCTGTGATTCCTTCGCCCCCATATCCTGCTGAACCCAGAGCGATTGTTCTGAATGGTATGGGACTTCGGTTCGTTTACGATCCGATTTGATAAGGAGAATTGATGGATGATCCGTTTTCATTCGGTCAACTCTTCCGCCTCTTGGTGATTTTTCTCAGTTTCCTCGCTATGTGGAGTTTGTGGATCGTTAGGAGAGACAGAAAACATCGGTGGACGAGTAAGACTCGGGATATTTGGCTCGTTCTGTTCTTGTGGACGGTTGCTGCGGCTGAAGGCAACATCGAGCTTTGGTATCGCCATGCTCGACCAAGTGGGGCGATTTTCCTTGTGGTGTTCATCCTACTGTGGACAATCAAGGGAGTTTTCAACCCAGACAAGCTAGAAAAGGATCTAGAATGAAGGGAGGTAGGCTGTGGCTAGAGGACCGATCACGTTTAGCACGACCGGACACTTCAATAAGACCACAGCCTACCTACAGAAGTTGAAAGGGAACCATATTCTAACGGTTCTCAACAAACACGGTTCTGCTGGTGTAGCAACACTTCAAGCGGCTACACCTACGGATACTGGACTTACAAGAGCTTCTTGGTACTACACAGTAGGCGCAAAAGACGGTCAATACTGGATAGATTTCCACAACAGCAACATGGTTGGAGGAACTCCAGTAGTGATTCTCATTCAGTACGGTCACGCTACTAGAAATGGCGGTTATGTGATCGGAAGAGATTTTATCAACCCCGCACTCAAAGGGATATTTGACCAGATCAAAGAAGATGTGTGGAAGGAGGTGTCATCGGTATGAGCAACAACATTGAAGACAACATCGTCTCAATGAAGTTCGACAACAAGCAGTTCGAATCCGGTGTCGCCACTTCTCTGGGAACTATGGACAAGCTGAAGTCTTCGCTTGCCTTTCCCGACGCCGGTAAAGGTCTGGCAGATGTAAACAAGGCAGCCCAAGGTTTCAACCTGAACCCCATGGCCAATTCGATCCAGGGCGTCTCTAAGATGTGGTTGGGTCTAACAACGGTTGCTATTACGGCCATCTCAAACATCACCAACAAGGTAGTGGATTCGGGTATCCAGCTCGCGAAGAGCTTCACTATCGATCCGATTACTCAAGGTTTCCAAGAGTACGAGAAGAACCTGAACTCGACTCAAACGATCATGGCCAATACCGGCAAGAGCGTCAAGATTGTTGGACAGTACCTGGGCGATCTGAACCATTACTCGGACCAGACGATCTACAACTTCGGTCAGATGGCCGATAGCATCGGTAAATTCACTGCTGCTGGTGTGAATCTTCCTAACGCAACAGATGCGATCAAGGGTATGGCTAACTCGGCCGCTCTATCGGGTTCAAGCGTTGACCAACTGAATACGGCCATGTACCAAATGAGCCAGGCGCTTTCGACGGGTACTATCCGTCTAATGGACTGGAACTCTCTGGCGAACGCGGGAATGGGCGGCAAGAACATCCGAGAAGCCCTTATGGCTACTAACAAGACTTTGGGCGATCACGGTGCTGCTATGGAAGCAGCGATCCAGGATCAGGGCAGCTTCAGAGACTCTCTTCAAGCGGGTTGGTTGAATGCCGAAACCTTCACAAAGACGATGAAGGTCATGGCGGGTCAGACCAACAAGGCAGGTAAGACTGTCGCCTTCTCGGTCAAGCAGCTTCAGGGGATGGGATATTCTCTGCAAGCCGCTAAGGATCTGAACAAGCTTTCGTCTGCTGCAATCGACTCTGCTACGAAGGTCAAGACTTTCACGCAGATGATCGATGTTGTGAAGGAATCTATCGGTTCTGGTTGGTCAAAGATCTTCCAGGATCTGTTTGGTAACTTCAAGGAGGCGACAAAGCTTTGGACCGGAGTTACAAATACCATCACCGGTGGTGTGGGTAAGGTCTTCGGTTCTATCGACAAGATGCTTGTTGGTTGGAGAAAGCTCGGAGGTTTCGAAGATCTCTGGGCGACTGTCGGCAACATCTTCAAGATCCTGGGTAACTTGATTCACCCGGTTATCTCCTTGTTCCAGATGCTTCTGCCGAGTACGGGCAAGGCTGGATCTGGTCTGGCTAAGTTCACTTCTTTCCTGGCCACGTTCACTGGATGGCTTGTCAAACTGACAAGTCCCATGGGCGATATGAACGTTCGATTCACGACGTTCGGTCTTTTGATCAACAAACTCAAGGTGCCCATCACTGGTCTCATCAAGGCTATGGCGCCCCTTCTTGATATATTCAAGAAGCTTGGGTCTGTGATCGGAGATCAGTTCAACCAAGGTGCTTCGATTGCTGGAAATCTGATTGATGGTTGGATCTACGGTCTCGACGCACAACAACTCGAGAAAGCTGCGGTGGATCTGGCTAACAGCTGGATTACGTGGATCAAGGACGCGTTGGGTATTCACTCTCCTGCATCCACAATGGTCCCGATCGGCGTGAACATCATTCAGGGCATCGCGGAGGGTCTCACCTCAGCGGCGCAAGGTCTGATCAAGGTCATGCAGAAGATTTTCATTGGTCTTGGGCAGGCTATGAAGTGGGCTGTGGAGAACATCAGCTACAGCGATGTTCTGGACACTATCAATTCGGGACTGTTCCTAGGTCTTGTGTTGATGTTCAAGCGGTTTGTCGATACGTTTGGTAATTTGACAAACAACTTGTCGGCGGTCTTTGGTAGCGCAAGTGGTGTTCTCGATCAATTCAAGAACAACCTGAAGTCGATGCAGAACGAGATCCGTGCAAAGGCTCTCATGAACATCGCTATCGCTGTAGCTGTGCTTGCTGGTTCAGCAGTTCTGTTGGCAAGTGTCGACACTAAGAAGCTTACAACAGCTCTTGCTGCTATCGGTGGCTTGATGGTGACCCTAGTTGGTTCAATGCGTTTGTTGACCGCTGGCGGTGGTAAGAAGATGCCTGACGCCAAAACTATGGCTAAGCAGACTGGCCAGATAGTTGCGTTGAGTGGTGCTATGGTAGCTTTCTCGACCGCAGTTCTGATTCTGTCAGGTGCTGTGGCTATCATGGGCAAGCTCGATCCCAAAACCATGCAACAGGGTTTGGAGGGTGTTGGTGCCATTGTAGCAGGCATTGTAGCGGCAACCGCCATTCTTGGAAAAACGGGCGGTGGAGGAACCATCTTGGCTACTGCTACCGCATTGTTGATTCTATCTGCTGCGCTAACAGCGTTTGTGGGTGTGATGAAACTCTACGAAAGCTTGGATATTAGCACTATCACTAACGGTGGAGGCAAAGCCGCTTTGGTGATTCTGGCTATCGGTGCTGCTATGCAAATCTTCCAAGGGAAGAGAGCCATTAGTGGTGCCATAGGTATGGTGATCATTTCAGAAGCTTTGAAGGTGATTACTGATGCTCTGATCTTGCTTTCGTCAATTGACGGTAAGAAGCTTCTTGCAATGGTTCTGATGTTGGACATTCTGATGGTGTCTATGGCTGGTCTAGCTGAAGTTTCAAATCCCGCTAGTGCCGCAGGATTCATCATTATGGCAGCAGCAATCTTCATCTTGGCTAAGTCGCTCGACATTCTGGCTAAAATTCCAGGAGGAGACATCTTCAAGGGGATGGTTGCCATTGTTGCAGCCATTCTTCTCATTGCAGGAACAGCGGCAGCTCTTTCGTCGCTAAGTCCGTTGATTCTGGCTTTGGGTGTTGCTTTGTTGTCGGTTGGTGGAGCGTTGTTCTTGGCTGGCGCAGGCGTCTTTATGTTCGCTGCGGCAATGGGAATTCTTGCTGTTGTCGGTCCTGCGGCATTCCAGGCACTTGTCGACGGCGCAGATCAGTTGCTGGCATTCCTTCCGAAGCTCGGCGAAGCAATGGGTGAGATGGTTGTTTCGTTCTTCACGGGACTAGTGAAGGCTGCTGGTCCTTTGACGAAGGCTATTGGAAAGCTGTTGGAAATTCTTCTTCAGGCTCTGACCAATGTGCTACCAAAGGTCGGTGCATTGATTCAGAAGCTCGTTCGAGTGATTCTGAACACGATTGTAGCAAACCAAGTAGCAGCAGCTAAAGCTATGATCAAGTTCATTGTTGGGATGCTCAGGGCCATGTCCAACGGCATTCCCAAGATGATCAAAGCAGGAACCGATTTGATCATCGGAGTCATTAAGGGGCTTTCCAAGAACGCGGTCAAGATCGCCGATGCCACAGGCAAGGCAATTCTTGACTTCTTGCATGGCATTCATAAGGCCATCCTCAAGTATGAACAACCCATCATCGAAGAAGGCAAGGCAATCGCCGTCGATCTGGTGAAGGGATTGGTCAAGGGGCTTATCAGTCCAGATGCTCTTAGCGACATTGGTAATGCAGCTAAGGGTCTTGCTGATAAGGCTAAGGATGCTCTAGGTAAGGCGTGGAAGATTCTGTCTCCCTCCAAGGTAACGCAAGAACTGGGAGGGTATTTCAGCGAGGGTGCTGCTGTAGGTATCAACGCAAAGGCACATATGGCTGAAAAGTCAGCTCAAGATCTGGCTGATAAGAGTCTTGAAGCTTTGAAGATGACATTCAAGAATTCTAGGAATGCTTCTAGTGATTTGATGGATCTTCAACCAAAGGTGACACCCGTTCTGGATCTAACTCAACTCGAGAAGGATGCAACGCAGATTTCAGCCAAAATGGGAAGACATTCTGTAAAGGCAGATCTCTCGCGTCGTCAAGCTCGAGACATCGCAGCAGAACACATGGCTCGACATGGCTCCGGAGGCCCAGATTCTGGGGGAGACAGTTACGAGTTCGTTCAAAACATCTACAGCCCCAAGCCGGTCAATCATGTGAAGGCCTATCGGGGAACCAAATCTCAGATTGCACTCTTTAAGGAGGTGAAGGGTAAGTGACAGTACTGACAGCAAAGCCACCGCAGATCACATCTGTGAATTTTGTGGGCTTGGACAACTTGACCTTGCCCTTCCGCTCCCATTTCTTTGATGCACTTCCGGGATTTGATGAGCAATTTCCTCAGTTGCTCGCCGAGAACGAAGACAAGTACTACGTCAAGTCGGTAGACGGCTTAGAACCTCCTCCGCAGAATGTGGCAATCGCGCGTTCTGCCTCCGGGGGTGTTTTCCAAGGCAAGACGTCAGAAGATCGCGAAGTTGTAGTTCTGATCGGGTTGAATCCTGATTGGGATGCCGGAGAAACTCCAAAGATGCTTCGCGATGAACTGTACACGATGCTCAGTACGGGTTATGACCCCCGCGTGGACATTCAGCTCTACGCGGGGGTCTTCCCTCTGTGTCACGAGTACGCATACGTTTCTAACTTTGAAGCCTCAATCTTCGATGCGAATCCGGCGGTTCAGATCACATTCACGTGTCTGAACCCCACGTTCAGAGCGTACTCTCCAGTTGGGTATGACCCAGCAGATCTCAGCGAGACCGCTCCGGATATTTACAATCTGGGAACAGCAGAAACGGGTTTCCAATTCGGAGTGAACTTCACTGGAACTATGAATAGTTGGTACATCAAGCAAGCAGATCATCAAGCCGTAGGAATGGAATTTGATATGGTTTTCCACTCCGGCGATCTGTTGACTGTATCAACCATTCCGGGGCAGAAGTATATTCATGTGAAGCCCCATCGCAAGAAGGTGCAAAACAAGCTTGGCATTCTCAAAGAAACCTCCGAATGGATTCAGTTGCATCCAGGCCATAATCACTTCTTGGTTCCTCCAAAGACCACGCTGTGGAACTGGTCGGGCAAGCTGAGTTTCACGCACCATTACTGGGGTGCCTGATGGATCTTGTGACGGTGAATCGCAAGGACTTTTCCATAGGGAAAATGGTCGAGCTTGACTGGAAGACTGACACTTTGATCTGGACCGAGAGGTTTCAGCCGGTTGGCGGGATTGAAATTCACACGCAGAACGTTACCGGTGTCAAGAAGCTGCTCCCGGAGCGTAGTATGTGTACGCTCCGTGACTCGAACGAGGTCATGTGGGTGGACTCGCACGAGGTTGATGAGAACGACGATGGCGTAGATGAACTCGTCATCAAAGGACGGACTCTAGACTGGATTCTCATGCGCAGGATCTGGACTAATGCTCCGTACGGCAAGAAGCACGCAATGGCAAAGAAGTACAGCACCAGGCAAGCAGTTGAGACCTGGGTCTGGAATGCCATTTGTAATGGAAGCGGTAACGACAGGATCATCACAGACAAGTCATATCCTGCCGCGAATCTTCTTCCAAATGTGATTGTAACAGACTCGATCCCCCCGTCGGGCGACGGCCCGAATCTTGAGCGTAAGGTTCAAAACGGAGATGTCTACAGTCAGATGCAAACATTCCTCCAGTCGGGTAAGTATGGAATTCGCATCATCCGTCCCAATGGCACCAAGGGTCGCAAAGTTCACATCGATGCAGACGGAACGTTCAATACGGACACCGTAGCAAACATCGATGATCTACGATTCGACTTCTACAACGGACGGGATATTTCGGCAAGAGTAGTGTTCAGTTGGAAGGCTGGACATCTTGATGAACCTACGTACCTCCAGTCAAGCGAAAATCTGATGACTGGTGCGTTTGTAGACGGGGATCCAAGAGATCACTATTACACGGATCCGGACGCTGTTCCGGGAACGAACTCGGGGTGGAATCGCTTGGATGGTTATGTCGATGGTGGTAGTAAAGAGGAGCTGACAAGGAATGAGGGAGAGTCAGACGCTTCTTTCAACGCGC